GCTTCAGGTTTGACTTTGGTTGTACCTGCCAGCTAATAGAAACAGGGGCTACTAGTAATAACGCTAGTAGTCCCTTTTTTATATGATAGATCCAATTAATTCAACAGTACCCACAAACACATGGGCTAAACACAACACATTGGAAGTCGTTAAGCATGACAGAAAGCATGGCGAACAACATAGACTCCAAACAGTGTTTAGAACTGTTTATTACGAATTTGCAGACGGAAAAGTTAGACTACAAAATTATACTTCTCAAAACTCAAGCGTAGACCTTAAAGCATAATCATGTTAAAAATGTTAATAGGCCCAATTAGTGAATTAGCAGGAACTTTTATAAAGAATAGAGCTGCTGAAAAACAGGCTGTACATGATTCTAAAATGAGACGTATACAAGCTGACGCTGATTGGGAAACTACTCAAGCGGAAGCATCAAAGAACTCTTGGAAGGACGAATGGTTTGCTTTAGTTTTGAGCTTGCCACTTATAGGAGCTTTTATACCTAGTATGGTTCCTTACGTACAGGAAGGATTTAATGTGTTATCAACAATGCCCGATTATTACAAAGCATTTTTAGGAGGTGCGATAGCTGCTAGTTTTGGTATAAAAAGCATGTCTTCTTGGAGTAAGAAGTAATGTTTACTGGTGCTCCTCCCGGAATAAGCTATCCTAAAACAGTTCCCGGAGGAAAATATGAAGGAAGCCAAACAGGGGACGTTTACACTGGAGGAAGCGTATTTGGAAGATGGAATCCAATTCCTATAGGTGTTTATGCCGATATGATTATTCGGCAAATGGGTGCTACTACTAAAGACATAGAAGCTCATTTAAAAAATGTAATTGGTAAAAAAGTAGAAAAAGATATACCTTTTATTTTTATACCTAACGCTAATGCTCCCGGCCAATCAGGAGGTTATTTTTACGACAAACAAACTGGTCAAATACATACTGAAGAACAGTGGTTTCAAAAAGGGCCAATATACACTGAGTTAGCTAAAGGTAATATAACTCAAGATCAAGCTAAAGAACAAATAAGTGATGTACCGGATGCGTCAGGTAATCTTTGGAGTCCTACTGGAGACAACACTAATCCTGTTAATATTGAAGACGTAGATACAGATCTTGATTTAGATTTAATGGAAGACACTACTGACACTTTAGAAGACGTATACGAACAGCCTGAAAATATTGACGTAGATATACCAGTAGACAACACTCCTCCAGTAGTTGAAATAGAGCCTGATATTCCTGAACCAGTTATAACTCAACCTGTAGAGGAAGAAGTAACACAAACAGAAAGTGGCGGTGGAAGTTCTGAACAAGAAGAAGAAACAGTAGAAAATACAGAAGAACAAGAAGAACAAAAAGAACAAGAAGAACAAGAAGAACAAGAAGAACAAGAAGAAGAAATATATTTAGAAGAAGGTCAAGAAAATCCAGATAATGTTCCTTTTTGGATAGTAATAGGTAAAAACGAAAATGGCGACATTATAATTAAACCAAATCCTGACATGAGGCCTCCAGACTTAACTGACGAAGAATTTGAAAAACATTTAGATAGAATTATAATTATTCCTAAAGAAGATGAATGGAAAATTTATGAGCCGGGGTCAGATATTGGAGGAGGACAAACTGAAGAAACTACTAATCCTGTAGTTCCTATAATAAACACTACAGAAACCACAGATACTACAGAAACCACAGATACTACAGAAACCACAGATACTACAGAAACCACAGAAACTACAGAAACCACAGAAACTAAAGGAAAAGACACTGAAGGCGTAGATGAAAAATCTACTGGTGGAAAAGGAGAAGGAACTGAAAAAGGTGAAGGATCTGAAGATGGAGATGGTAGTGGAGATGGTCTTGGTGAAGAAGGGTTGTTTGGAAATTTAGGAGGAAAAGGAGCAAAAGATCCTTTAGGTAAATTTGAACCTGTAAGTATAGTAAATCCAGTAGCTCCTGTATCAGCAGCGGAAATGTACAGAAGACCACAATATATAACTAGAAGTCTTTTTAGTGAGTATTTTAAATAATGAGTACAACATATTTAACAATAGTTAACCACGTTCTTAGACGTATGCGTGAGGACGAAATAACAAATATTGCAGACACTACCTATTCTAAAATGGTAGGAGACTTTGTTAACGACGCTAAAAAAGAAGTACAAAATGCACATGATTGGTCTGCATTAAGAAGCGTAGTAACAGTCAGTACTTCCTCAGGAACTAGTGAATATTCCATAACAGGTAGTAAGGAAGATCCTAAGATAATAAGTGCTATTAACGACACACAGAATTTGTTTTTAACTTATCAAACTCCTGTATGGATGGACAACGCTTATTTTAATACTGACGCTCCTAGCGGTGCACCTGATACTTATACGTTTAATGGTATTGATTCCAATGGTGACGTTAAAATTAAACTGTATCCCACACCGGACGCAACGTACTCACTTAGGTTTAACTTAGTTATTAGACCAGCGGAGTTGTCAGCTAACACGGACGAAGTAACAATACCTTATCTACCTATAGTTCATCAAACTATTGCGTTGTTAGCTAGAGAGCGTGGGGAAACTGGTGGTACTTCTTCAGCGGAATACTTTGCAATAGCAAACAAATATTTATCGGACGCAATAGCACACGACGCTTACCAGCATCCGGAAGAGTTTACTTATAACGTAGTATAATGGCACAACAACTACAAAACATACATATTGGTGCACCGGGATTTAAAGGGTTAAACACTCAAGATTCTCCGGTAAACATAGACCCTGCATTTGCTTCCGTAGCTGAAAATGCAGTAGTAGACAACTACGGTAGAATAGGCTCAAGAAAAGGAATTAATAAACTTACTAGTGACGCAACTGCTTTAGGAAGTAGTGACGGAGCGGAATCCATAGGTGAGTTTGTTGCTTTGGACGGAGCTACTAAAATATACTCCGCAGGTAACAATAAAATATTTAGTGGTACTTCTACGTTAACTGATGAAAGCCCCGGCAGCTACACAATATCAGCTAACAACTGGAAGATGGTTAATTTTAATGACCACATGTATTTTTTCCAAAGAGCGCATGAACCGTTAATTTATGAGGACGGTGGTACATTACAGAAGATGTCCGCGCATGCTGGAGCGTCAGGCACACCACCACAAGCTAACGAAGCATTAGCAGCCTTTGGTAGAATGTGGGTTGCAGACTTTACTGGAGATAAAAATACATTACAGTTTTCAGATTCTTTGGACGGTACGGATTGGAACTCAGGTTCTTCTGGGTCATTAAACGTAAGAACTGTTTGGCCTACTGGTTACGACGAAATAACTGCACTAGCTGCCTACAATGGTAGGTTAGTTATATTTGGTAAGAATTCTATTTTATTGTACAGTGGAGCTAGTACTCCTTCCAGTATGGCTCTGGAAGACACAATAACTAACGTAGGCTGTATAGCTAGAGACTCAGTACAAGACATTGGTACTGACTTAATTTTTCTTTCCTCTACAGGAGTTAGAAGCTTAGGTAGAACAATACAGGAAAAATCAGCCCCTATGAGAGACATTTCCAAGAATGTCAGGGACGATTTAATGACTTTGGCTAACATAGAAACTGGAAACATTAAGTCAGTTTACAGTCCTGAGGAAGCTTTTTATTTATTGTTTTTTCCTTCTAACTCTACTGTCTATTGTTTTGACATGAGGACACCTTTAGAGGACGGATCACATAGAGCTACTACTTGGCCGGGAACTAAACTATTGTCAGCTATTAGAGCCAGTGACGGAACTTTGTACATAGGTAACAAAGTGGGTGTAAATAAATATCATAACTTTTTGGACGATACTAGTACTTATTTAATGAGGTACTACACTAATCCAATGTCATTTGGTGACGCTGCTAGGTTAAAGATACTAAAGGAAATATCCTTTAAAATTATTGGAGGTTCTGAAAACCAAGTAGTTTTAAATTGGGGTTATGACTACACCGAAGGATACAGTAAACAAGCATTAACAGTAGATGCTTCTAACATTGCTGAATACGGAGTAGCAGAATACAACGTAAGTTCTTCAGAATATAACTCTTCAATTGGAGTAGACACGTTAAAAGTAAAACCAACAGGAACAGGATCAGTTGTTACAATAGGCATGGACGCAACAATTAACGCAAACGGTATGTCCATACAGGAACTAAATACCGAAGCTTTGATAGGTAGATTAATATGACGGATTATACAAAAACCACTAACTTTACCGCAAAAGATTCATTGCCTTCCGGTAATGCTAATAAAATTGTTAAAGGATCAGAGATTGACGACGAGTTTGATAATATTGCTACCGCAGTAGCAACTAAGTCAAACATAGCTTCTCCTACTTTTACTGGTACAGTTACTGGCCCTACTATTGTAGCTACAACTGCATTTGTTCCTGACGCTGCTGACGGTGCAGCTTTGGGTACTACTTCCCTAGAATTTAGCGATCTTTTTCTAGCTGACGGTTCCATTATTTATTTTGGTGCAGACCAAGACACAACTATTACTCACGTTGCTGACACAGGTTTATTAATTAATTCAACCAGACAACTACAGTTTGGTGACTCAGGTACTTACATACATCAAAGTGCAGACGGTGTACTTGATCTTGTATCGGACACTGAAATAGAAATAAATGCTACTACCATAGACATAAATGGCAATTTAGATTTGTCAGGAACTCTTACAATGGGTAGTGCTGCAATTTCAGAAGCTGACATAGAACAAATAGACGATTTAACTGCTGGTACAGTAACAGCTAGTAAAGCAGTAGTTGTAGACAGTAATAAAGACATTGGTAGTTTTAGAAACATTACATTAACAGGTGAGTTAGACGCAGCTACACTGGACATAAGTGGTAATGCAGACATAGACGGAACACTTGAAGCTGACGCAATAACTGTAGACGGCACAGCTTTAAGTGAATACATAGCTGATACAGTTGGAGCTATGGTTAGTTCTAACACAGAAACAAATATTACAGTTACATACGAAGACGGTGACAATACTTTAGACTTTGTAATTGGAACGCTTAATCAGGACACTACAGGAACAGCAGACAATATTACAGTTTCTGCAAACAATAGTACAGATGAGACTGTATATCCTATTTTTGTAGACGGAGCAACAGGTTCTCAAGGAGCAGAAAGTGATACAGGGTTAACCTATAATCCTAGTTCTGGTAACTTAACAATAGGTGGTCAGCTTGCTGCTGCAACTTTAGACATATCTGGAAATGTAGATGTTGATGGAACTTTAGAAGCAGACGCTATTACTGTTGATGGAGTTACTTTATCAGAAACTATTGCAGATACTGTAGGAGCTATGGTTAGCTCAAATACAGAAAGCGGTATTACAGTAGCATACGATGACTCAGACAACACATTAGACTTTACAGTAGGTACTCTTAACCAAGATACTACAGGTACAGCGGATAACTTTACAGTCTCAGCAAATAATTCAACTGATGAAACAGTATACCCCGTATTCGTAGACGGAGCTACAGGCTCACAGGGAGCGGAAACAGACACAGGGCTTACTTATAACCCTTCTACAGGTCTTTTAACCTCTACAGGCTTCTCAGGCAATCTTACAGGTACATTACAGACTGCTGCACAAACAAACATTACAAGCTTAGGAACTCTTACTGCACTGACAGGTGGTACAGGAGACTTTAATTGGGATTCAAATACATTAGTAGTTGATTCTTCTGCAAATAGAGTTGGTATTTTAAATGCTTCTCCAGATGTAACACTTGACGTAGGTTCTGCTACGGACGCTGTACACGTACCTTCAGGTACAACAGCACAGAGGCCTACAGGAGCCGCAGGATACTTTAGGTACAATAGTACTACTGGTAAATTTGAAGGCTATACGGACTCTTGGGGAGCTATTGGTGGTGGTTCCGGTACTAATATGGACACTAACATCTTTACAGGAGATGGTTCAGACACTACCTTTACATTGAGTACTGCACCTGACGATGAAAATAACCTTATGGTATTTGTAGACGGTGTATTCCAAGCACACAATGCTTACAGCGTATCAGGTACTACATTAACCTTTAGTGCTGCACCAGCTAACGGTAGAGTTATTACAGTCTATCATAGTACTACTACTGTAGGTGGATCTAATAATACAATTAATACAATGACAGGTGATAACAGTGATACGACACTGACATTATCTGTAGCTCCTGTACATGAAAATAACGTACAGGTATATTTTGATGGAGTTTACCAGAGCAAATCAAACTATTCAATTTCTGGAACTACACTAACCTTTAGTACTGCTCCTCCTACTGGAGTCTTGGTAGAGGCTATTACAAATACTAATACTTCTAGTACTACTGCTAATCAGCTACTTGATGCTGATGGCGATACAATGATACAGGTTGAAGAGTCTTCTGATGAAGACAAGATACGCTTTGATACAGGTGGTACTGAGCGGATGATATTGGACTCATCAGGACTAGGATTAGGAACTTCAAGCCCGACATCGCCAAACTCAGTTAACAAATTTCTACACATTCACGATGCTGACCATTCTTCACTTGTAATGAGTGATGACCAAAACACTTGGGAAATTGTCTCTAATAATAATTTAACAGTTAGAGATGGTACGGACACAAGGCTAACTGTTGATACAACTGGAAGAGTTTTAATAGGTGCAGACTCAGGAGATGCCTTTAACGCTGATTCAATGTTAAGAATAGGCAGAACTGGAGACAGAGCCTTTTTGCAGTTTAAAACAGACACTGACCAAGATTCAGGAATTCTGTTTGGTACTACAAGCGATGACTCAAGACATCAAATAAAATACGATGTATCTGCTGATTCTTTAACATTCCATAACAACTCAACTGAAGTTGTAATTATTGATCCTGATGGTCACGTTACCATGCCAAAGCAGCCAGCGTTTTCTGCAATAACAAGTGCAGCTATAACTGATGTTGCAACTGACGGTTCAAGTAACACGGTCAAATTTGGTAATCAAATTTTTGACCAAAACGGAGATTTTAACGATACAACTTTTACATTCACTGCTCCTGTAACTGGTAAATATCAGCTTAATGCAAATGTTTATATGCTTAATTCTGACGCGGATTGCACTTACATAAGAGTGCAAATTAATACATCTAATCGAAATTATTCAAATGTTATTGATCCTGAATACAGTGCAAATCGAGGAGAGGACACTTTAAATATTTCAGCTTTGGCAGACATGGACGCTAGTGATACTGCGATTGTGGTGGTAAGACAGTACGAAGGCACTGCACAAATGGATGTACCAGCCAGCATAAACAGCAATTTTTCAGGCTACTTAGTAGCATAACCCAAGGCGAAATAACCAATCTTAAAGGAGATTAAAAATGGCAGATTTAAAAGTAGAAATTACAGTGAACGACACGATGCAAGCAATCATGAACAATGATTTGCTGGACATTAAAACATGGATAGAGGATGCAGTCACAGGTAAGCAAAACAACTGCTGGAAGCGTATGCAGACTGAATGGACTACAAAGCTCATGAACGACGATAGCTTCACAGATCCTATCCCAAGCAACCAAGCAGACTTTGTAACCTTGGTCACTGGCAGAGATGATTATAAAACACGCAAAGAGCGTGACGAGGCTAGTAGCCTTTAACAGGGAGAATAATATATGGCGTTAACTAAAGCACCAGAAGAGCTGCTAGATAAATCTTTAACTTCTGAGTTAACTATTACTACAGCAGATAACACAACTCAGCTAACTTTGAAAAGCACTGATGCAGACGCTAGTGCTGGCCCTAAACTGGATTTATTTAGAGATAGCGGAAGTCCAGCAGACGATGACATTTTAGGAAAAATAAGATTTCTTG